AGTAAGAAAGCAACTATTGATTTTTCAAATGCGTCAGATTCAGTTCTTACAAAGGTAGTGCAAGCACTTTTCCCTTATGGTGTTACAGAGTTGTTGATCAAAACTAGATCAACGTATGTGGACATTGACGGCGAACTTGTTGAACCATATAAATTGTCCTCTATGGGCAATGGGTTCACATTCGAAGTCATGTCGGCGTTGCTATATTCCATAGCACACGTCTTGGATAGTAGTGCCCGCGTTTTCGGTGATGATGTTATCATCGCGAATTCTTGCGCTCCTGCTTTCATAGCTGCAACCAAAATCATTGGTTTCATGCCGAACATGAAGAAGACCTTCATTAATTCCCCTTTTCGGGAATCTTGTGGTGCTTTCTTTCATGATGAAGTAGGTTTTCTCATCTCATTTGAGTTTACTCGAATGAAAACTGAAGTAGATGTCATTACATTTTGTAATAAGTTATACATCATTTTAAACAATGAGAATACTAAATTCTTGGCGGAATCTCTCCGCCAAGAGTTATCTATCTTACACATGAATCTCTGTGGTCTGATCCCTGCTTCGCAGAAGGGGTATGCTCCAGAAGGTCCTAACACAAGGCTTAATAATATGGCCTTATATGTGTTTGAACCGGACTGGCGCAAGAAACAGACTCGCAAGCCAATCAACGTTGGTAACTACTTATATTACGCGTCCAAGGTAGAACGCGTGTATAAAAGTAATCACGCATCATTGCATGACGCTTGTCTCGTCTTCATCCCTTTTTGGGCACCAAAACTTGATGTTGAGGTCTCAAAATTGATGAAGGCTGATGACGCTCGCCTTGTGACTTTTTTATCACTGTTACAGGCGGGTCGTTTGACCAAGCCAACGCTAAGGGGTGTAGGAAGATGGGTACATGTACCTGCTTTCGTTTCACCTACTGGCGCTGTTACTCTTGTACGAAATCTATTGGGTCGTTGTACTGATCCATTAGCTAATGTTAGAGGAACTCAAAGCGAACGTTTTAATATTCGCCCTTCGACATTGG